TTACAATACCGAGCACCTTACCTGAATGTTTTACTATATCTCCTATCGAAATCTCGTCCATGCGTTTCCATGAGCCGTCAGCCATCTTTACGGAGACATCTCCGCCGACACCAAGGCTGTAATCGGCAACAAGTCCCTTGTCGTCAACTGCACCGCTATTGAGCGCAGCCGAAGCCACTTTCTGTGTTGCCGTTACGACATCCGCCGATGAGTGCTCATCGTAGTCGGCGACAACGAGCCCCTCCTTTCCAACGGCAAAGCGGTGACCGGTACAGTTGAGGCATACCAATTCGGGGATAGATGCAGCGAAGTCAGCCAGTGGGTGTGACTCTGCCGTCACCATGCCCCCATTTACAGAGACATAATGTTGGGAGCTCAGGAGTACATCACCGATAGAGACCATCGGTGTCTTTTCACCGTTGAAGCGGAATACAGAGGTTACAACAGGTGTAGGATTTCCAGGAACGCTGGCAAGTACATCACCGATTGCCACCGAAGATATAGGTTTGAAAGAGCCGTCTGCCATTTTTACAGGTGTATTCGGCGCAAAGCAGAATTCCATAATAAATTGTACCAAGTCGTTGTCGGCTAAGTTAAATGCGGTGGTCATGGCAGACTGTCCCATAAAGAGCACGGCGAACATAGAGCCGTACACTTTGCCCATCAAGTTTAGAATACGAATAAAACTCATGCGGACATTATTCATTAAAAACTGAATTTTATTGCGAATGCTTAATATGAAATTTTCAACACCGCCTAAGAAGTTTGAGAACATGCCACGGATACTCATAGCGGCGTTTACAACGCTTTCGAGCACTTCATGGAATGTTCCAAGGATAGCGTATATAGGAGCGAATACTTCGGCAGCCTTGAAATTAAAGACACCTTGTACACAAAAGTTAAAATTATCTATAGGATTATATCCAAAGTTGCCTACAAAAGGCATAAACAATGGATTACATCGGTATTTTCCAAAATTCTTTTTAATATCCTTAATATTTTGCAGTTGAAATGATACTGCTAAAATACCAAGTTGTACTAATGTAATGACTAGAAAGATGATTATAGTAGTTGTATAACCCTCTTTCCAGGCGATCATCTTCTCCAAATCAGTTTCCCCGTTTGAATCCATGACGGGAAGCCCTCTCTGTTGGAAGCCGTGATTTTACTTGGGTGTTTCTTCCCCCTGTGCAGATTGTTTACGAGCGCGTTTCTTATAAGTTCGTCTGCGCGCCTTTGTTCGGGCTCCTCGTGTACCTGCTGTTTGTGGTATCGGGGTACTTGTTTCATTATTTGCTACTTCTACTTGAGCCTGCTCCGACTCCTTTTCCGCCTTTGACTTTTCAAGTTCCGCTTGTGCTTGTTTCTTTTTAATATCGGCAATCTGTGTTGCATATTCTGCTTGCTGTCGTGTGCGTTCAAGATCATCCTGGGCTGCCTGTACATCATCCGCGGTGAGTTCTTCACCTCCGCCTTTTGTGGATGGTGGGGCAGGGTCGGATGTTGCAGTTGACGCTGGCGGTGTAGCGCCTGAGACATCCGTAGAAGCATCAGATACATCCGTGGTGACGGCGGCACCAGATACATCCGTAGCGACGGCAGCACCAGATACATCCGTAGAAGCACCAGATACATCCGTAGAAGCACCAGATACATCCGTAGAAGCACCAGATACATCCGTAGCGACGGCAGCACCAGATAAGTCAGTTGTCTCTGCCTCAGGTGTGTCTACATATGAGGTATCAACATCGTTCCAACTACTTACGGAAAAAAATCCACCCATTCTACCAAGTCGGTAGATTTATAATAGATTTAATCTAACTTACTTTTAATCCAAGCAATATCATTCTTAAATGTCTTGCTAGCGGCAGGCGAAGTCCGCTTTGTGTAGGTAGCAACCGCCTGGAGTTTACGACGAACTGTGAGGGAGCCGTATTTGGCGACCGCCTTACGCAATGCGGCGTGGCGGCGAGGGCTAGAGAGTTTTAGTACATTTGTGTAACCAAACTGTGATAGGTCGCCCTCGCGTAGAGGACCTATACCGGGACGACCGTTGGGTCCTTTATATCCCTTACCAGGAAGACCACGATTCTTAATCAATGCCGAAGGAACGTGTACACGCTTACCGCTCTTGAGTTTGCGTGTATATGCCGCACGGCGGATAAAACCGCGATGTTTGCGAGTGGGCGCCATCTATATTTCGGTCTTAGAAATTGTATAATTCATTCACCCACTACAAGGATGTTGGCGTTCATAGGATTGACCTGTGTGCTGCTCTTCGGAGTTCTTTACTACTTTGCAAAAGTGAATCAAAAAGATGTCTTAGCACATTGGGAAGAGTATAATAAAAATCCACTTTTCGTATTCTTCTTGGCTCCACTATACAAGCCTGATGGTGATTCACGGTCCCGGATTCAATTTGCTATAGATAATTTCATGAATGTTCTTTTAACCTTTGCCGACGAAACGATGAAGATGTTTATGCAACCGATTATGGCTATCTTCAAAATGCTTACAGATACAATTGATGATACAGTAAATGGACTGTTTAATGTGCGCGGACTCTTGAAAGTGATGTGGAGCCGATTCAACAGCATGACCGCCGTATTTATGAATCGCTTTCAAGGTACCTTAACTGCCCTAAGAGCAACATTTATGAAACTTCATTCTGCGATAGGCAAAACATTTGCAATTTCGGTTGCAGGAATTATGTCAGGACTTGCCGCATTACAAACGACATTTAGCGTATTTGATCTTGTTGTGAATATTATTCTAACGATTCTTGTCATCATTGCTGCAATTTTCATTTGGTTACCCTTCATCTTTATTCCAGTGATTGTATTGATTGTATTGGCAGTTCAAATGATTGAGAACGCAGGTCAAGGCGACAAGGTGACCGGCATGGCGGGTATCTTCTGTTTTGAGGAAGGAACACTTGTAGATGCAGCCGACGGAAATACAATAACAATAGAACGCGTTAAACTTGGAGACCAACTTGCTGACGGCGCACAAGTGACCGGTGTTTTTGCATTTGAGCAAGATACAGATGATATGTACGAACTATACGGTGTGAATGTATCAGGCTCGCATATTGTATACACAAATAATACACCGCAGTTTGTCAAGGATCATCCCCAGGCACACAAACTCCCCCAACAAACCCGTAAGGTCTATTGTCTAATTACCAGTAATCGCCGTATTCCTGTACACTCCAGCAACGGTACGACCATATTTGCGGACTGGGAGGAGTTAGACAACAATCTAGAGGATTTAGCGGAGTGGAATAAACGCGTATTTACGCTACTGAACCCACAGCAGATTTACTTAGAGCCGAGCTTAGATTCGCTTACATCGGAAGCCGGTTTTACGGGGAAAACTCATGTAATGACACCATTAGGTCCTATGGAAATTCGCGAAATTGTTCCCGGATGTAAAGTGATTGGTGCCGATGGTAAACAGACAACAGTACGCGGTATTGTACGGCTCGCCCCGAACGAGGTTCTTAATGCGGTTCCATTAAGTGAGCAGTCGTATATGTCATCCGGCACTTGGACGAAGGTCGCCGATACATGGTTACAGCAGCATACATTATGTGCCCGCAAACTTGACAACGAAGAGTGGTTCCAACTCTTTACGGATTCAGGCACATTTACCGTGATTGAAGGCGGACAGTTTATCGAAGTTCGTGACTTTACTGATGTTGGAAGTTCAGAGATTCATAAGACATATGACTGGGTTTTGGAAACATTAACGACAGCAACGGAGAAAATCTAATCTATAACTAAAGCAAATGTCTCCCAGAATCGTATTCGCGCTCACCATGTTGGGTCTCCTTCTGTTGGCAAATCTGCTAATGATCAACGGATTCACGAATTACCCTATTCGTGCGGAGGGTTTCGTTGATTACATGCTGGACAATGCGGCACCCACGGGTGATAACTACCAGGCGATCGGCACATATGATAATGTTGTGAAGAAGCCGGCGAATGGTCTATCTAACTGGCGCGGTCTGGCACCCAATGAGCCATTGCTGGGTCCCGATGTTAAGCTCGGTCCCGACAATCTCTTCATGTTTAAGAATAACCAGTGCAAGCCCGAGTGCTGCCCTTCCAGCTACACTTGCAGCAGCGGCTGCGTCTGCACAACGGCTCAGCAGCGTGACTTCATTGCCAGCCGCGGTGGCAACCGTAATGTCCCCACGGATCTATAAATCCATACCATTATACTTTCATAATATGCTATGAGCATATACTGAAATGTTATACGAGTTCCATACCAGACAACTCCTTCATCATGCGCTTACTGGTGGTCTCTACCAGCAGTCCATTTGCATACACACCGTAGTTGTAATAGTAATTGTCATTTTCGAGGGCAAAATGCCAAACTGTCTGTAAACCCTCTTCGGTGTAAGGCTTGGCGCGTTCGTCTAGGCACGCCATGAGACGGTACTTATTGTCCGTCACAAAGATACGACCGGCAAGTTCAGTGATATCCTTACGCTGCTCCTCTGTAATGTCATCAACGAGAATGGAGTGGCAACCGGTGATTACAAGATCCTCAAATACTTCAGGATAGTTCTCCTTGGTACACTTGTACAGACGGTCCTTGCCGCGAATTGTGTGCGAAGGATTATATATCTTGGAGGAACCAATCATATCCACCTTCTTGTATCCATCAAGCGATGTCTTCACAAGGGTACCTGCTTTCATATCCTGAATCTGTACATACTGTTCCTTGCCGTCAACAAAGCAGAGAATCTTTGTGCCCTCCTTGAAGCAGAGAACTGTGACTGTACTATACCAGAATGCCTGAACTGAAGGAGAATACTGAGCGGTTGATAAGAGTGTAACAGGATATCCATTCGGTCCCAATGTAATACTACGTCCTGAAGTTACAGTGACTCCAAGGGGAGTTCCACCTGGAACATTGTATCTCCATGTGGCTCCCTGGTCAAGCGAATAATAGAGTCCGCCTGAATATGTACCCGCGGCATTATCGGCGGTTACATATAATTTTAGATCATCTTGGCTTACAACTGCATGAGTCCAACCTGACGTCGCAGTATTTGAGAATGAATTAATGGTAAATGTTGGTGTGCCAGCAGTACCATTCGTTGATGTATATATGTTTTTTCCCGCACATATTACAACGGTTCCATCCGTGCTACAACCGACGGATGTAAGTTCATTCAAAGTAAAACCAGCAGTTGTCGTTGAGCTAAAACTAGCACCAGCATTACCAGAATAATAAATATTTGGAGCGGAACTGCCAGGAGACGCAACTGCAAATATAAATTTTCCATTTGAATTACAGCAAATATCTGTAAAATTAATACCTGATCCAGAGGTTGTCCAGGTACTTCCACCATTTTGCGTGTACCATACTGTACCTAAGCCCGTACTTGTTGAACATACAAATATATTTGTTCCAGTGTTATCGCATGCTAAAGATGTCCATCCAGCATCTGTAGTAGGAGAATGTGTGCTTGCTAAATTCAATGCGGCACCACCACTTACAGTGGACGGCAATGTAGTAACCCAGCCACTACCAATGATATATTTATAGATTCCGTTGTTTGCCGAGATCGCAAAAATAGTGGTTCCGTCCCCTGAAACTGTTACACTATTCATTGGATAATCGTTCGGTCCGCTCGATGCGACGCCGTTTGCGTTTGTTGATGTTTTTACAAAGCTTAGTCCGCTATTTGTTGAATAGTAGATTCCACCTCCAGTACCTGTAAGGCAGGCTGCAAACGCGATGACCGTTCCATCATTGCTGGCAGAGGATCGCGACAAAGGATAACTACTTGACGGTAAGGTTCCACTAGAAGCCTGCCACGCAATATAAACAGTTGGAGCCTTATTGGGAACGACGGACATTTGTATATTTAATAAAACAAGTTGTTTTTTTAAATATAATAAACCGACGGTCTAGATTCCCTTGCCGCTGAATGCTGCATCTAGCGTGGCGCCAACAAGCGGCGAATTTACTGCTGTAAATGCGTTATCAATCGGGGTGCCGGTAGTGAGTCTGCCCTCATCGGGAGCACCGCCCTGGGGCATCAATGATCGGCTGAGCGTCTTGAGGGTGACGGTGTTTGCCTCCTCCAAAGCCTGCGCAGGCTTTACATAGTTAAACTCCGACTTCTCAATGACAGGCTCTAGAGACTCCTGCATACCGACATAGTTCTCAAAGAACTCCTTGCTGTTGAGGTCAACCGTGTAGATACGGCTGAGCAGATTTTCTTCGTCACACTTGCGGTAGTGTACATGCGGGCTCAGTTTGCCTATATGGGGAACACTATACGGCTGCGGCTTACGAACCTTGAGCTTTGCTACACCTGTCTTATCGGAGACTGCCACGCCGGCATTACGATATGCTAGGTAGGCGTGCTTCCAGTCGTTCAAATCTTTCAAATCTTTGTTCGAAGGCTCCGCTGCCCAATATAGGATTTTTGTGCCGGGGCTTGCCAATACCTCTACCTCAATATCTGCGTTCTCGGGAGTCTGGGGTGTTAGGACGGAGCAGGGAATGACTGTCTGTCCAAGAAACGGTAGATAGGAGTCGCGGTGGAGACCAATCACTAGGGCAGCAACGCCTACAGCGGCAAAAATCAAGTTTGCGACAACGACATTCTTACCTGTAAAATAAGTCACAGCATCCTTTCCAAGGAAGCTCTTGATACCCCAATTGATACCGCCAATCACGAGCAAGACCATAGCGACGGCGTACATCTTGTGCTTCCAATAACGGCTCATCCTCTGTTATTAGGCGGCTAAAATCAATTCGTAAACTTTCGTATCGGCTGGTACATCTTTTGCTGTGCAACGGAAGGGAGCAAAAAGCGCCTTCTCTACTTGCGTCTTGGGCATCGCATTATGAACATCTGCCGCCAAAGCTCTGTACAAATCAAAGTCAGGATAACGCTCCTCGCCAGATGGTTTACGTAAAACATTCTTACCTTCATCGTCGGTTAGCCACTCCCATAATATATTGTAGACGGGACTCACAGTTTCGGGGTAGAGTTTTGAGCCCTCGCGGCTCATAATACGCACAGGTGTTACATTTGCAGGTCGTTCAGGGAAAAGAGATTCCAGTAGTGATACTGCTAGACGGCATAAATCAAAAGAGGTATTTGGCTCTACCTTTTTGCCTTCCGCTTCATCATAGAACGGATCGCAGTTGTATTGGGTTGCCGCATCGTTGCCAGGAAAAAATGCGTCGGATATGAAAAAGCCGCAGTTTGGCAGCGTGAATGATGCACGACCAAAATCAATAATCTTCATGAGACGACCGTAGGTTGGCACCTTCATATACCACGATTCTTTGCCCTTCACTACACGATAATAGATATGCGTGATGCCTGTACCGTTCCACATGATATTATTGGTATGTAAATCGTTGTGTACGAAACCAAAGTAGTGCTGGGCGGTAATTAAACCGGCAATAACCTGGAAGAGCCATGCGGACCAACGCGCATCCTTTGTCTCAACCATTGTAGCATCGTCATCGTCCTCCTCGTCTAGAAGAGTGTCCATTGTGCCGTCCGCCTTTTCAAGTAGAGAAACCTGAACGGGAAAATTTGTAAACTCTACCAGCTCCTCGGTTTCATCTTCACTGCCGCTATCATCGTCGCTGATGCTGGCACTGCCTTCGTTCAAAATGCGTTTGAGTCTTAGCCGAGGATTTGTGAGTTGTACAGTATCATCGCCAACATTTATTGGCTCCACTTCTTGGACGATCTCATTCGCAACTCCGCCCATAATAACTTCATCTACCGCCGTAAAATCGTCAAGTGAAAGCGCCTCGCCTGGCTGTGTAAAAAGTGTCTCTACCAACGATGTCTTTGTATCATTCTCTTCTTCATAATATTTGAAGATACCGGCACGCTGGTTGGGCTTCCACCAAGACTTACGACGCAATGAATCGTACTCTTCCGAAATATTGTATACATATTTATCAACACGCGCAGTGAAAGTACCGTAGCAGCGGCACCAATGTGGCGAGATATCCCCCTCAACAAGTTTTGAGGCATACAACGCAAAAAGCGCATCTACATACGCTTCATTGAGCGGATGATTTAGTTTCTCAAGTGCATTACGCCATAGTTCACTGGGTGCAGGTAGAGCACCATCCTCTGGTAGCACATATTCCCCTTCCATCGCTGCCAAAGGGTCTAGTAGATGAATACGCTTAATAAATATATCACGCGAACTATCATCTTTGAGTTTTAGTGTCGCTTCAAAACTAGATTCGGAGCGGCGGTCAATACCCGCAAGCAATTCGCCCGAAATACCAAACCACCATGAACCTGGCACAAGTTGTGACGATTCTAGTGTCGGTTGTAGTTTCTCAAGCGCTGAGAAGTATGGCTGTGGCTTTTTAAATTCGGTTAGCGCATCCCGAATCAACGACGGGAATATTGTTGGAGATCCAGACAGTAAAAGAGTTTCCGGTAATTCTGTTACAGCCGGTTTGGCAACACGACCTGCCGCTGCACCGCCCTTGCCGGCATTACCTCCACTACGCCCGTTAGCACCGCCGCCACGAGCTCCGCCACGAGCTCCGCCACGAGCAACACCACCACGAGCTCCACCACGAGCAACACCGCCACGACCATGACCCCCACGTCCGCGATTTCGGTTAGGAGGCATTTCTAAATTTCAGTCCGGGTCTAATTCAACCGACTTTCCGCATATAAAATGAGGATACGCGGTAAAACAAAAATGGAGGAATTAGGTATCAACACAGAATGAGCGCTCCAGGACGACCTGGTATGGGATTAACGGCGATGTTGCCGACAATGGGTGAGCCCGCCTCCAACCGCCCAACTATGAATCTTCGTCTTGCCAAATTCAATATGAATATGATTCCCGACGACGGCGTTGTGTTATTTATTGGACGCCGTGGTACAGGCAAGTCTTGGCTCATTAAGGATCTTATGTGGTACAAGCAGAAGTTTCCTATTGGTACAGTCTTCTCGGGCACTGAGGGTGCGAACGCTTTCTACGGTTCCATGGTTCCTAGTTTGTTTATTCACGATGAGGTGAATCCGCAGACTGTATCAAATGTACTCAAGCGCCAGGAGCAGATTACAAAGCAGATTCGTAAGGAAACGGAGGCGCGCGGTTCGTCGGCACTGGATCGTAAGGCGTTTATCATCATGGACGATTGCTTATACGATAATAAGTGGGTAAGCGATAAGTGGATTCGTTCGCTGTTTATGAACGGTCGCCACTATGGACTTCTATACATTCTTGCCATTCAGTATGTGATGGGTATTCCGCCGGTCCTACGAGGACAGGTGGATTACGTATTTATCTTAAGAGAAAATCAGGTGAGCGCTCGTCGCCGTATTTTTGAGCAGTTTGCTGGTATTTTTCCTACCTTTGAGCTGTTTTGCCAGATTATGGACCAGTGTACCGAGGACTACGAGTGCCTGGTGATTCACAACGGTGCACATACGAATAAGATTGAGGATTGTGTATTCTGGTACAAGGCACAGCCGCATCC